GGCCCGCACTCTGGGGGTAAGCGGTGCCTGCGTGAGTCACGTCATTTATGGCCGTGGCACCAGCGCTCCCGTGGCCAAGCGCATTGCGCAGCTCACCGGCATACCGATTGCCAAGCTCTGGCCCGGCAAATACCAGAGGCTGGTCTGAACCACTTTGCATCTGTGCAAAGCGTTCACACATTTAACCCCAACTTTAACCGCTATATGAACAAACAAGACATCGGATACGCCCTGGCCAAGCAGGTGCCCGCCATGCAGCGCGGCTTCACCATTGCTACCAGCTACGGCGATATCACTATTGAAGCGGGATGGATGGCCGACTGCATGGCAGACCACATGCGCCGGGCCTTGCAGTGTGAGCTGCTGGACCTGCAAAGCACGCGCCAGGATGGACATGATCGCCATGGCTTCAGTCTGGAAGCCAACGTGATTGGCGGGAGCTACGTGCCTCGTCCAACATCTGAGACAACTGCCGCAGTGTGTTGTGCGCACTGCGGTGCACCGCAGTTGTCTCAGGCCGACAGTCTGCCACCTGCAGCCACGCTGCCGACACTCGGGAGCCGTCAATGACGCCCTGCATTTCAAGCTCAGCCGTCAGTCGCAGCAGCGCCTGCCCGATGCCATCAATACTGCCTGCCAGTTTGTCAAAGTCGTCACTGTCCATGGTGTTTTCCTGGTTGAAAGTTGCGCTGACTCAACTTTGCACCCAAAAAGCAGCAAACCGCATTTCCAGTAAGGCCATTTGTTTGGACGCCGCCTTGGCCTACACCGCGAGGGCTTTCCAATGACCCGTCGCAACTGGAAACAGGTGCGCCCCAACAGCGCCATTGACGCCCTGCGCCTGTGTAAGGAATACGCACAGGAGAAAAAGAACCTGAGCATCGAGCGCATTGCCGACCGTATGGGCGTGACGCATGACAGCCTTTACAAGTGGCTCTCCGCAGGTCGTCTGCCCTTCATCTTGCTGCCCGCCTTTGAGCATGCCTGTGGCTGCCACTTTGCCAGTGAATGGGCTTCGGCCAGCGCGGGCAAGGTAGTCATCAACATCCCCACCGGTAGGGCTGTCACCCAGGGCGACCTGGTGGAGCTGAACAGCTGCTTTGGCGCCGCCCTGAAATTGCTGGCCGACTTCTACAGCGCACCCGGCAAAGCCGACGCCACCGAGACCCTGGCTGCACTGACCAGCCACCTGAGCCAAGTTGCCTGGCACCACGCCAATGTGGGCCAGTTCACCAACCCTGAATTGGAATTTTGAGCATGACCACTGAGACTACCTACAAGCTGGCCGAGCCCATCCGCAAGACCTGTGATCTTTTTCGCCTATTGGCAGGCCATGAGCTGTTGGGCCTGAGTCCCAGCGAGATATCTAAGGGCATTGACGTGCCGCCCAGCTGGGTCAGCGTCAACCTGCCAGGACTTGCCACCACCGGCTTTGTGGAGCGCGTGGACGGCACTAACCGCTGGCGCCTGGGCGTGCCATTTGTGCGCATTGCGTTCAACGTGTCCACCCAGCTCAATGCCGCCAAGAAGCGCCTGGAAGAAACCGGCCAGCGCTACAGCATTTCCCTGTAACCCATTCCTCAACTCATTGAGAAAACCATGGCTAAAAAACCCACCCCCGCCCCAGTCGTAATAAATACCCCCATGAATGAGGTGCTGCTGGCAGGTGACCTGCAGGCCCGCAACCAACTGGCAACCCTGGACGCCGAAGCTGCTGAGAACGTGCTGGCGCTGGCTCAGCAGCTGGGTTACGACGGCGCACTGACGGTGGGCGCCCTGGAAGACGGCATTCGCTTCTACCAGCAGCGTACCGCCGAGGCCTGCCTGGAGCTGGGCAAGCGCCTGGTGCTGTTGAAGGAGGCCAGTCTGCACGGCGAATTCAAACCACGTCTTGAGCTCCTGGGTATCGAATACACGGCGGCGACTCGCTTCATGGCTGTTGCGACAAAGTTCTCAAAGGTTGCGACGTCGCAACTTTTGAAGATGGCCGCCAGTCAGGGTAAGGTCATTGAACTGCTTGTTCTGGACGACGAAGAGATTGCCGAATTGGCCGACACCGGAACCGTACGCGGCATGGCTGCAGACGACATAGCCAATATGGGCGTGCGTGAACTGCGTGCCAATCTGCGCGAAGCTCGCGCGGAAAAGGTCGCGGACGACAAGATATTGGCCGACAAGAACGCCAAGATCGACAAGCTCAGCCGCCACATCAAGAAAGCCACACCCGACCAGGTGCTACTGGAGCTGCAGAAGGAAGCCACCGCCCACATGAACGACGCCCTGGGCTGCGTGCGCGGGCAAATCCGTCAGTCCCTGATAGCCATCACCAACCACACCGAAGACGATCACAGCATCTTCCTGGCTGGGTTGCTGGGCCAGTTGCAGGCGGATGTGACCGCGCTGCGTGAGGAGTTCAACCTGCCCGACGTAAGCAACGCCGCTGACCAGGCGCTTGCCGCAGACGTGGCCCAGTGGGCAAAGTAACCCAGGTCAATAGCCCATGGCCCTCAACCCCGCAATCGTGCAGCGCTTGGTGCAACTGGTGCAAGCCATAGCCGAAGCGCCGCGCGGCACCAAGCAGGCGCTGTACGACGCAGCCTGTGCAGATCTGGGAATGAGCGCCGCCACCCTTCACCGCCACCTCGGAAAAGTCACCGTGAAACCCCAACGCAAACAACGTAGCGACGCGGGCGAAGTGCAGCTCCCCCGCGAAGAGGCTATTGCCGTCAGCGCCATGCTGATGAGTAGCCACCGCAAGACTGCCAAGCGCCTGCTCAGCATTGGCCAGGCTGTTGACATCCTGATCGCCAACGGCGAGGTACGTGCCGAGTCCATGAACCCGGAGACCGGCGAAATCACACGTCTGAGCGACAGCTCAATTGCCCGCGCCCTGCGCGCCTACAGCCTGCACCCCGACCAGCTCAACCGCGCCGCACCAGCCGTTGAACTCAAAAGCCTGCACCCCAACCATGTTTGGCAAATCGACGCCAGCCTGTGCGTGCTGTACTACCTCAACGCCCGCACCCAGAAGGAAAGCGGCCTGCAGGTGATGGACCGCGACAAGTTCTACAAGAACAAGCCCGCCAACCTCAAGCGCATTGAAGCCGATCGCGTGTGGTCATACGAGGTGACGGACCATAACAGCGGCACCATCTTCGTGAACTACGTCATGGGTGCAGAGAGCGGCACCAACCTGGCCGAGAGCTTTATTGGTGCCATCCAGAAGCGTGATGGTGACCCCATGCACGGCGTGCCCTTCATCCTGATGATGGACATGGGCAGCGCCAATACTAGCGGCCTGTTTGGCAACCTGGCACGCCGCCTCAACGTGCAGCTGATCGCCCACGCCCCTGGCAATGCCCGCGCCACCGGCCAGGTAGAAAAAGCCCGAGATCAGATTGAGCGCAGTTTCGAGTCTGGGCTGCGCCTGTCCCCGGTGGCCGACTTGGCAGAGCTCAACGCCCAGGCCCAACGCTGGGCGCGCTGGTACAACGGCAACAAGATCCACAGCCGGCACGGCAAGACCCGCTACGACCAGTGGATGACGATCGCCCAGGAGCAACTGCGCATTGCGCCATCTGCCGAGATGTGCTTCGAGCTGCTCACCCACACGCCAGAGTCCCGCAAGGTCAGCGTCACCCTGACGGTCACCTTCAAGAGCCGCGAGTTCAATGTCAGCAGCGTGCCTGGCGTGATGGTTGGCGAGAAGCTGCAGATCACGCTCAACCCCTACCAGGCAGACGCTGCCCAGGTGGTGCTCAAGGATGCCGACGGCAATGAACTGTTGCACAGCATTCCCCAGGTCGACCGCAATGCGGACGGCTTTCGCGAAGATGCCAACACCATCGGCGAGGACTATGGCCGCCCATCAGACACCGTGCTGGAGACCAACCGCAAGGAAGTGCAGCGCTTCGCCTACGACGCGCAGACCGATACCGAGGCCGATGAAAAGCGCGCTGCAGGCGTCACGCCATTCGCCAGCCGTATCGACCCCTACAAGGTGATTGACCAGGCGCCCCAGCGCACCTTCATGCCCAAGCGTGGGGATGAACTGGTCACCAAGGTCACTACAACCAGCACGCCGCTACCAGTGCGCACCTTGACGACCTTCGAAGCCGCCCAGGCCCTGGTGGCGCGGGGCATGACCATGAACGCTGAGCTGGTGACCACGCTGCGCAGCCTGCACCCAGACGGCGTTCCAGAGGATCTGCTGGATGACCT